CACCAGAGCAAAAAGAACAGCTATTATCATGAGACTAGAAGACAAATTAAGCAACAATAACTACAGATGTAAGAACTTTTTGTTCCAACTAAGCGACTTAGACGAAGGAACAAGGCAAGTTAAGGGGTATTTCTCTACGTTTGACAACCTAGATTCAGACGGGGATGTGATTAGACAAGGCGCATTCTCTAAATCTATTACAGAATCGGGGCCAAACGCCACAGGAAATAGAAGAATTGCACACTTAAGAGACCATGACTTCACACATCAGATAGGGAGACTAGACGAACTAGGAGAAGACACCAAAGGACTTTACTTTGTCTCTACGTTAGGACGTTCTACTAAAGGTTCTGACGCATTAGCAGACTACCAAGACGGTATTATTAGAGAGCATTCGATAGGCTTTCAATATATCGCTGATAAGATGGACTACGTAGAGCCTAGTGACTCTAAATTCGACTCAGAAAGAGGACACTTTGAAATCAGAGAGGTAAAGTTATGGGAAGGGTCAGCAGTAACATTCGGGGCAAACGAATTAACTCCAGTTGTAGATGTAGCTAAAGGGCTTAATTCTACAGACATGAAATTAAAAAGAATACAAGAACTCACAGAGACTTTAGAAACCGCTTTAAAGAACGGTAAAGGAACTGATGAGCGACTAGAAAATATTGAGCAGATGTTTGCTCAACTTAAACAGCTTCAAAATTCACTCGAACTTAAGCAGCCGTCTATTAAAGACACTGTAAAAGAAGATGAGCCGAAAGCCGAAGCAGATAAATTAACATATATAAACTTTATTTAAAATGAAAACCTTAGAATTATTTTTAGAGGGAAAAGGTTTCTCAATGGAGGAGTTTAACGCTAAGTCTGCCGAAGAGCAAGTAGGACTTATCCAAGAACTTAACAACGAGAACGCCGAAGCTTACAAAGAGCTTAAAGAAAAGTCAGACGCTAACGCAGAAGAGATCGAAAGATTAGCAAACGATTTCATGCAGAAGCAAGAAGACAACGTAAACAGAGTTAACGAAATCTTAGTTAACAACTCTTATGCATTGAAAACTTTAGTTGACGCTAAAAAAGGAGATGCAAAAGCAGTTAAAACTATCGGTGATGCACTAGCAGAGAAAGCAGATGAGTTATTAGCAATGAAAGGAAGCAGAACTCATTCTGGATTCACTTTTAAAGCTCCTGCTGATATGCTAATTTCTACTAACGTTTCTGGTGGAGATGTGCCACAAGCGCAAAGATTGCCAGGGCTTAATGAAATCGCGTCAAGAGAGATTAGAATTTTTGACCTAGTTACAGTTGCTTCTACAACTTCAAATAAGATTGAGTGGGTTTACCAAGCTAACAAAGACGGGTCAGCAGGGCCAACAGCAGAGGGATCATTGAAAAACCAAATCGATTTTGATATTGTTGTAGCTTCAGAATCAGTTAAGAAGTTCACTGCATTCATTAAGATTTCAGAAGAGATGTTGGGAGATATTGACTTTATGTCAAACGCTGTTAACGCTGAGTTGTTGAGAGAGCTATTAAAAGTTGTTGAGACTCAAATCTATTCTGGTGATGGTACAGGTAACAACCTTAACGGAATCAAGACTGTATCTACTGCATTCGCAGCGGGATCATTCGCAGGAACTGTAGATAACGCTAATAAAGTAGACGTTTTGAGAGCAGCAGTTAATCAAATCTTGATTGCAGATCAACCAGCACCTAACGCTATTTTGATGCACCCTTCAGACTTGACTTCTCTATTATTCGAGAAAGTTGATTCAACTGATAAGCGTTACATCATGGCACTACAAGAAATCGCTTCTAACAGAACTTTAGACGGTATTCCAATTGTGACTACTACATTAGTGACTGTTGATGATTACCTAGTAGGTTCGTTTGATATGGCAACTGTTTACCAAAAAGGAGCTCCATCTATCGAAGTAGGTAGAGACTCTGATGACTTCACAAAGAACTTGGTTACTATCTTGATCGAGTGGAGAGGTGCAGTAGTTGTTAAGAACAACGATAGAACTGCTTTTGTTGAGGGAGACTTCACTACTGACGCAGCAGCACTAGAGACACCATAATAGTTTTTCATATATCTATTCCTTTACCTCGTAGTCTTCGGGCTGCGGGGTTTTGGTAGTAGAAAACGTAATGTAATGAAAGCAAAAGTTTTAAAATCATTTCACCAATTCGAAGAGGGCAAGACTTATGAGTTTAAGCCTAAACACTTTGCAGCACTAGCAGCGAAGGGATTGGTAGAAGCTGAGAAGCCTAAAAGAGGGCGTAAGAAAAAAGATATTAAAGAAGAAGAGTAATGAGTTTTTTACAAGCATCTGATTTTACAGGAGTAATTGAACAAGGGGTTAATGAATTTTCAAGCCCTAAAATTCAATTATACATAGATAAGTTTGAAACATTCTATTTGAACTGGCTATTGGGTGCTACTCTTTATGATGAATTTATAGCAGACTTAGACACAGCGCCAGCGATTACACCCGCAAGCGTACCAACAAGCCCTAGGTTTACTGTAATATTCAATGAGTTCAGGATAGATGAAGACCCTAATACGGGATGCATTCACTACTCAGAGGGGATTAAAGAGATGCTTAAATATTTTATCTACTTCGAATACTTAAGAGATAATCAAATCACAGCCACTATAACAGGATCAACTAAGAACACGTTTAGTAATTCTGAGATGGCTAAAATAATTGAAACGAGAATAGTAGAAAACTATAATCTAGGTATTAAAACTTATCAAGAAATACAATGGTATATTGATGATGAGAACCCTAATGACTACGATTATGATAATTATAACGGTGTGCATAAAGGTATTATGTCATGGCTTTAAACCCTATCGAAATATTAGAAGATAAAATCAGTGGAACTACTCACACTTACAGTATTAGTTCTGTTGATTCTTTAGGCGGTGGTGAGTACCGATTAAACAGTAATTATACTTTCTATCTACGTACTCTTAAAAAGGTTACTATAGACTCTGTTGAGTATGAAATAATAGACTTTAAGATTAATTCTTACATCACTGTTAAAGCTACTTCAGGAGATGTTCCAGTGACCGCTACAAGCTTTACTATTGACGCCCCTTTGGTTGTGTATGGTTCGCCTAAATTGGTTAGCGGAGAGCTTGTTAAAAGAGTAAATAACGGTACGGTGATTTGGCCTTATATCTGGATAGTAAGAATCGACACTACAGCAGGAACTTTAGACCCTGCAAGCGCAACACCTGAAACACCTAGTTTTAATATGTTGTTTTTAGACAGCGCAAACAAAAGCCAATGGACAATAGAAGACCACTACGAGCAAGACGTTTACCCATTAAACAATTATATAGATTTCTTCTTTAAAATTCTATTTACCTATAAAGATTTATTTGACTACGATTCAATCACATACACAAAGACAGAGCATATCAACTTTGGTGATTACATAGTAGACGAGGGGAACAGCGAGAAGATATTGAACGATAATGTAACAGGAATACAACTACAATTAGATATTCCATTAACTATAAAGGCTTGCAATAAAATTAAAATAAGCAGAGTATAATGGCAATAGATAGACGAAAATTAAGAAATATTATGTTTGCCGGATTCTTAGATGATGACGGCGGAACGGGTGGCGGTTCATCTAATGACCCAGACGCACAAGATTATTTTGACTGCGCAGGAGATGTGCCTTCATACTTTCAAACAGCTTGGAACAATATGGTTCTAGGGCTTAAGTCTGCGGGTATTTATGGGAATCTAGTATATGCTTTACCTTGGCAACCAACTAGAACTAAATTTGGGGGTGTTTGTGATGCGGTTAGTGCTTCAGATTTATCTACTACATATTATCAAAACGATAAGCTAGTAAACGCAGCACCTTTGTATTTATTCCCTAGGTTCAATGCTTATGCTTGTGGTGGTGTTTCATGGTCCAACGGTGCAAGTTCGGACGGATCACTAGACACAGGATATGCAGCCAATACAATCGGAGCCACAAGAACTATCTGTTCTATCTGGCAGGATGAAGACCAACTAAATAGTGGTTTTAACTACGGAGCATTCCAGGGAGGGACAACTTCTTCTATTATGCAGAAGAACACAGGAAGCGCAAAGACAGTAAGAGCAGACGGATATACTAATAGCACCTCAACGGGGCGAGTGGATTATACCTCTACTTTGGACGGAATTAGAAATATTGTAACTATTGGCACTGATTTAAAAGTTTACGAGAATAGCGTTCTTAAGGGAACGGAATCAGGGACAAGTGGAAGCGTACCGACAACCAACTATCTAATTAACGGATATACAACCAACACAAACAACGGAGGAGGAGCGAACCAAACTTGCGGTTTATGGATGCTATTTGATATTGAATTAACACCCGCTCAAGTAGCCACAGTAGACGGGCTAATGTCAACATTCCAAACGGAAGCACAAAGAACAGGAACCTATGACTTCGGGGTTTATATGGAGGGGGATAGCCATACGGTTTACCATAATTCTCAAACTATGCAGAACATCAGTTATGACCTTTCGGGATTAGCTGAAATCGCATATTTGCAAGTAGGTATTAGTGGAGCTACATTTGATTCTATGTTAGCGCGTCAGGCTTCGGTAGTTTATCCAAGAATAACCGACACTATTAGCAAGATTTACTTTATAGTTTGGGAGGGAACAAACCAAATAAGCGGAGGAACTTCAGCGGCAGATTCATTAACTAAGCTAAATACTTATTGCGGAAACCTTAAAACGGAAGCAGCAAATGAAGGAATTACACTTATAACGATTGTACCGACTTTATTAGCCAGAGACTTTATAGGAGAAGACG